CGACTCGGCCGTCGGCTCGGCCGTCTACTCGGCCGTCTACTCGGCCGTCGGCTCGGCCGTCTACTCGGCCGTCGGCTCGGCCGTCGACTCGGCCGTCGACTCGGCCGTCGACTCGGCCGTCCGCTCGGCCGTCGACTCGGCCGTCGACTCGGCCGTCGACTCGGCCGTCGACTCGGCCGTCCGCTCGGCCGTCGGCTCGGCCGTCGGCTCGGCCGTCGGCTCGGCCGTCGGCTCGGCCGTCTACTCGGCCGTCCGCTCGGCCTGGTGGAAGCGGCTGGGCGGCCGATGGTGGTCTGGTTGGCTGGGCTGGCTCACCTTCTTCCGGGACATCGCAGGTCTCGACCTCGAGGGTGACCAGTGGCATCGGCTTGGCGCGTACCAGGATGCCAACGCCGCTGGATGGTGGTGGCCTCACCGCGAGTTCGTGATGGTCTGTGACACTCCCCAGACGATTCATCTCGAGACGACCGGCGACGGTCGGCGGCTACATCACGAGGCCGCCCCGGCGATCCGATTCCGGGACGGCTGGGGATTGTGGTTCTGGCATGGCCTCAATGTCCCCTCCTGGGTGGTCGAGGAACCGTCGCCGGAGCTGATAGCCGGCGAGCAGAACGCCGAGGTCCGCAGGGCCGCCATCGAGTCCTATGGATGGGACAGGTGGATCACCCATGCCGGGTTGACACCGGTGGCATCGGCACCCGACCCGGGGAACGCTCCGCATGATCTGCTGCTCTACGACCCGCCCGCCGGGCTCTACCCGCCGGGGGTGAGGCTGCTTTTGATGACGAACGGTTCGGTGGAACGTGACGGCACCCGTCGCCGCTACGCGGAGACTGTGCCGTCTGAGATTTCGGATCCGGTCACGGCCGCGGCGTGGCGTGTCGGTCTCCGCCGGGATGATTACGCCGCGTTGAGCCGACGCACATAGGAAAGGAACACGGAATGTTGCTTGCTGAACTCGCCGAGAAGACACGAATCGACATCTACCCCCATGTCCTCGACGCCTGGGCCGACGCGGAGATCCCGATCTCCGATGGCCTGGTCGCCCAGGGGGACGTCATGTTCATCCCGATGCGCCTCGCCGCCGAGAACGGGGTGGACGAACCTGACACCTGGGAGCCGGTCACCGGGGAGACCACCCTGGTCGAAGGGGTCCACGCCCACGTTCTCGTCGCCGGACCCGGGGACTGCCGTATCAGCCGGCAGGTCACCGACTCGGAGGCGTTGACGATCGGCGTCGTCGATGTCGCCAGGCCAGTGCACGTGCTGCACGCTGAGCACGGCGCCGTGGCTCTCGCCCCCGGCAAGTGGGCGGTCCGCCGCACCCGGGAACAGGCCGACATGATCCGCATGGTGGAGGACTGAGAACCTACACATGAACGGCCGAGTCTTGTGGTGTGACAGTCATGACCAGCGTGTGATGTTGACGTCGGTACGGCCGCTTCGCTGCGCGATGGGTCGAGACACGGCTCTCGCCTTCTGGCGGTCGACCGGCCGACACGACACGTGCAGCGTCTACGAACTGGTGCGCCGCCCTGAGTCCAAGATGCAAAGGCTCTCCGGCTTCAATTCCAAGCGGGTGACATCATGACCTGGCGTGCCTACGGCGAACCCCGCATGCTGCCCCTGGGCGCGTCGGTGCGTTATCTGCGGTCTTCCGGGTCGCCGCAGGGTGGGCATCTGGTGCGACTCAGGGACGGCCGGACGGTCCGTGTGCTACCAGACGGTGACACGACAGGCCAGAAACGCTCACGAACGATTTCTGAGGCTCTCACCGAGCTTGAGAGTGGCCAGTTTGACCCGTTGGCGTATCTGACGGCCCGGCTGGTAGGGATCGGCGCCGTCGTGGAACCAGCAGACGGCTCCGAAGAGACCGGCGAGGGGGTGCCGGTGTGAGTTTCGAGGCACTCGGCTTCGTCACCGGCCATGTCCTGGTGAAGGGCTGTGAGCTGAGCCCGACGCAGCGGCTGACCCTGATCAGCCTGGCGTCGGTCGCCGACGCGCATGGTGAGAGCTCTCATCCGGGGATCGGGTATCTCGCTGAGACGACCGGGGCTTCGGAACGAACCGTCCAGCGGTCCCTGGAGGCGTTGGCCGCGGTCGGGTTGATTGAGGATACCGGGGAGCGCACCGGGCGGACTGGCCGGGTGGTGGTGTGGCGGATGCTGTTGCCGGAGGGGACGGCGAAGGCGGCGTGGCCGAAACACGCTCAATGGCGTCAGGATGTCACCATTACCCGGGATTCTGAGGGTCAGGGCCCGGACGGTGAGGCGGCTGCTAATGCTGACACCGTGTCGGGATTGAATGACGACACCGTGTCCGGATTGGATGGGGCTAATGACGACATTGACGACATCCAATCACGACATCTACGACAACCCGCGCCTCTTATAGGGAACCAGTCAGGGAACCAGAAGACAGACTCCTCACTTCGTTCGGAGTCTGCGGCTGCGCCGCTCGACCGTGAACAGATCCGCCGGCATGTCCTGATGACGCCGGCGGATCTCCGGACGGTGATGACGGCGGGCGGCTGGTCGGAGTCGGATGCGGCGCCATGGCTGTTCGTCCGGGACGGTCAGCGTCGTGACTGGCTGTTCGAGGCGGTCGGTGAGGTTGTGGGGCTCGCACCTGCCGAGTTGACGAAGAACGGGCGGGGCCGTGTCAACGGTGCGCTCAAACAGCTTCGGGATGTCGGCGCGGATCCGGTTGAGGTGATCCGTCGGGGCCGCCGGTTCGTTCAGGCCCGGGGCCGCCGGCCGTCGATCTTTGAGCTGGCGACGTTGTGGGCCGAGTTCGGGGAGGCGGCGGATGACCGGTTCGGTCGTGGGGATGCGCGGCGTGCTGAGGCTCTCGACCGGGCGAGGAGGGCCGTGTCGTGAACCGCTGCGCCGAATGCGGGTCGGTGGAGTGGAATTGCGGCTGCCACGTGCATGTGCTGCGGCCGCCGCATGCCCGCCGTCGCCGATGTGTGGTCTGTCAGCGGCGGGAAGCGAGGAGGGTGTTCACGTGACTCTCCACCAGGAGCTTCTCGTCGCGGTCGCTGCCGAGCTCCGCAGGTCTCACGGCTTGTCGGATCATGAGCTGGCCCGTGCGGTTGTGGCCGCGGCGGGCCGAGCCCTCGAGGTGTCTGCCGGTCCGGTCGCTGTTGAGGCGTACCTGGAGTCCGCTGCTGATGTGCGTCGGTTGGGCCGCTGGCTCGCCGGGAACCCGCGTTGCAGTTTCTGCGCGGCGGGCCGCTGGCACATGTGGCACAACAACGGAGACGCCGCATGAGGACTGGGCATTACACCACACCGTGGCGCGAGCCCGACGAGGAGACCGAGGATTATCCGGGGTTCTGGGTCCACGATGGCCGTGTGTCCGGGTCGATCACGCTCGGCCCGACGCGTCTTCCGTTGTGGGCGATCATCGGCACCTTGACGCGGCACGGCTGGGCGGAGTGTGTCCGCGGTTGGGGTGGATACTCAGACGACGCGCCCAACGCCGTTGGGGGACTATCCGAAGCTGACGTGTCAGCGTTCCTCGACGACCTGTTTGAACTCCGCGGCGACTTCGGCCGGCTCCTCCTGGTGCTGGCCGATGCCGAGCGCCGCGAACGCAGGGGAGGCCGATATCCCTGGTGGCAGCGGAAGATGTCCCGCCACCGTGTAGCCACCGCGCTTCGCCGCTGCCTCGCCGTGGTAGAGGAAAGAGACGCCGCATGAACCAGGAGCAGTTTCCCCGTGTCGTTGAGCGGCTTGACGAGCTGTGGCCTGGTGTCACCGGCGGATGGTCCGAGCAGGCGCTCCGGAATCTCGCCGCGGCGTCCCGTCCTTACACGATCGATTCGTGCCTGCTGGCGGTGACCCGTCTTTCCACGACGGATCTGCGTGGCAAGTTCCGTCCCGACCCGGCGGATGTGATCCGTTACATCCATGAACTCGGCGAACCTGATCCCACTCAGAACCGACGGCTCCCGGCCCGCACTGAGAGACCTGCGGTCCCGTGGTCGGAGGCTTCGAAGGTTCTGCATGGTGAGTACCGGCCGCTGGCGTCCCTTGCCGGCGGCTCGGTCGAGGAGGAGTCCGAATGACGGTGTGGATCCCGATCGTGGGCGCCGTTGCAGAGGGGTCGCGGGTACTGGCCGATGGCCGGGTGCTCATTCGAATCGGTCGGCACGAGATTCCTTTTACCCGTGAGTTGTATGAGGACGCGCTTCAGGAGCAGACCTGGGATGAGTTGGTCGCATCACTGCCGAAGGAGGCCGAGTGAAACACCCGAAGCCAGCTGACCTCGTGATCGCCGACCAGCCGGCCGGTCTGTCAGGCGGCCGGGTCCGGGTCCACGCCTACGGAGATCGCTTGCTGAACATCGTGGTCACCCGATGCGCGACTCGCGAGCTCCGGATAATGGACCGGGATTGGCACTGGATCGAGTTTCAGACCCTCAACCCGGAGAAGGCCCTTTTCTGCAAACGGGGGTGCTGGAAGTGAGCAAGCACGCAGCGCTCCGATTCGAGGGGCTTCACAAGAGCCGCATCGATGACTATCGGGCGGAGCTGTCAGGGACGCTGACGGGTCCGACAGGTTTGACGCGGGTGTCGATCGTGGAGGTCGCCGGCGCCTACGTCCTCGCGCTGCCCTACCGGCTGGCCGAGATCCCGGTCCTCAACGGAGAACCAGCGGTCCTTCGGCTCGGTGTCGTTGAGTCCCGTTCGGAGTCGTCGCGGTTTGCGGCGCCGCTGCGGTTCATCCCGGCGGGATGCGACGCGGATGCCCCCCGGTTCGCCGAGTCGGTGTTCCCTCCTTTGGAGGGCCAACTACAGATTCGGCTCGTCTTCGAACAGGACGGCAGACGTTCCGCGCAGGTTGTGACGATCGGAGCCGACCTATGACCAAGCCGGGTGTCCGGGATCTGCAGCGCCGTCTGGAGGATTCTGAGGCGGCGGCGCGTGAGCTGCGGGCGAATAAGACCCGGGCGGCGACGCTTCTCGAAGTGGACGGCCCGGTGTCGCGGCTTCTCCGGGTGTATGTGGATCTCGCTGACGCCGCCCTTCCGCTTCGGAGCCGTGACTATGAGACACCGGGCCGCCGGTCCCGGTTCGGTGCCCCGTTGCCTTATTTGTCGACGGAGCTGGCCCGCGGGGCGCTGTCGCGGCTGAACCGTGTGCTGGCGGTGGCGGCGGTGACCGGCGAGGAAGTGATCGAGGGCACCGATTCGGATCGTCGTGGCGTCTCGTCTGCGGTGTTGGAGGATTTGTGTGGCCGTTGCGGCTGTGACGGTACTTGCAGGTCCCGGAATCTCGCGGCCCGGCGTCGCACCGCGGAGGACGCCGCCAGGGCGTTCCTCATCGACCTCCTTGCCGACGGACCCGTCGCCTCCGAAACGGTGCGCCGGGTCGCCGCCGAACACGGCATCTCGCATCGGACCCTCCGACGGGTCTCTGAACCCCCCAAAGGCCGAAATCTTCGGCTCGTCATCAAGAACAACCACGGCTGGCAACTCGCCCCCGGAGCCGCAGAAAACTGGCAAGCGGTCCTCGATGACCGGGCGGACCGAGCTGCACGCAGGAAAGGGAGGAGCGATGAGGTTCGAGGCGCTTCGTGAGCATCAGGTTCTGTGGGCGATCAACCGGGTGCTGTTCCACCCGAGAGGGTTCGCGCTGGGGCTGTCGTATCCGGATGATGTGAGTCGAGAGGACATCATGGCGCACAAGGTTGAGCCGATCGGGTGGGTGCTCTTGGGCGACGGGTCCGAGTCCTGGCACTATGCAGAGTCGGTAGACGAGGACTCTGCCCTCCGCACATTCGAGGCCTTCCTTGATTCTCAACGTGTGGAAGAGATCACACACCGTTGCCCGTCACCAGGATCGGACACGATGCCGTTGTCGGGGGGAGGGGGCAGATGATGAGTGACCTGAGAACCGAGTTGATCCAGGTGGCCGCTGTCGCGGTGTCGATCATCGAGGACATGGACTACGGGAGGGCAGAACCAACGCATCCCCGTACCGCAGGACCGGTCCTTGGGATACGGAGACGAGCGACCCTGACCGCGGAGCAGATCAGACGGGCTGCTGACTTGGGCGGCTTGGATACCTTCGCTGTGCTTCGTGGTGAAGCTGCTCGGGCCTATGCCGACCTTCTGGAGGCGGGGGAGCGCCCGGTGGCGGGGGGGAGCGACTGATGGCTGGGGGCGCTCCATTGGTTGGTTACATTTGGTATTGCGGTGACGACTGGTGTGGTTGTGCTGAACCTCGGATTGCGCTCCGACATCCGAGAGGTTTTGCAGGCACAACGATTTGGACTGGAACATTTCAGACCGACCACGAGTATCGACTTGCTCAAACAGAATTGAATCAGACCGCACAAGCGATGCGGCGTAGATGCCACGACCTTTATGAACGGGTGGAGTGGCCTTGGGATCGGAAGGGGAGTGAAGGATGAGGGTTTACATGTCACGCACGGGAACCGTCCAAGGGATTCTGAGATGGTGGGAGGTATGGGTGGAAGGAGCTGAGGTGTGGTCTTACGGCGTGCCGGATGTGAAGCTGCAGCGACCTGGAAGCTGACTGATCCGGAACTCCCCGAGAAGGGCCAGTTTGGCCCTTCTCTCAGAAACCCGTTGCGGTCCCTGCGATTGCCAATTGCGGTCCTTGACTTTTGAATCACAGGCTTGTAACTTACCCCTGACGATGGCACCGGTGGCTCTCGAGCGCGGTGCCTTCGCCGCGTCGTGGACCGGGCGGGCCGACCCCTGCAGGGGTCTGGAACCATGTCGGAGCGTCCTCGCTGCCCATTCATCGTCGGTTCGCGGGTCCGTACCCGCAACCAGTCGGGTTGGCCTCACGGTGTAGGTGAGGTCCGTGCGGTCCGTGAGACGCGGCATGGTTGGATGATCGATGTGTGGTGGCCGGGCCGTGGCCATCATTCCCATTTCGCTGACACTCTGATCCGAGATTGATGGGATGGCGATGCTGAGCGAACTTGAGCTCACTGAGGAGATCATCCGCCGGCAGGGCACCGACTGCATCGTCCCGGACTGCAGCGAACCTTGGACGGACAAGGCCCATATCGAAGCTTCCGGGATGGGCGGCCGACCTTCACTCCGAACCCCAGAGAACAACGTCGGTCTGTGTCGTCCGCATCACGACAGGTTCGACGGCCGCGAACTCACCGGCCGCCAACATCTCCTCAGAACACTCATGAAGCACCTGGCTGATCGTGTCGCAGCTGACAGGAAGGCGTTCACCTGATGAAAGACCAGCCCCGCACCCCAATCGTCTCCGACGACTTCCTCGATGCAGCTGGCCGAAGACACCCGAAGACCCATAGCCCTGGACCCTTCGTCGACTACTACGGAAGGGTGTACGTCGAGGGCCGGCCCGACAACGGCTGGCGAACCTATGTCCCCGCATATGCTGTGGCCCGCCGGGTCGTCCACCGCAGCCTGATCATCCTCACCAGCATCCTTGCGGTCGTTGCGGTCCTTGTTATCAGATGACGGAGACGATTGTGGTCCCTGGCTCTGCCGGTGTCCGTGGCCGTGTGATGGTCTGGAAGGTCGGTTGGATGCGGTGGCGCTGGTCGGTGTGTATCGGCGGCGCCACATGGACCGACCCGCGTGACGCTCGGATCAGGTTCATCAAGCGTCGCGCGGCGCGGCTGTTGCTGTCGACACCGAACCGGGCGGCCCGTCGGGCTGTCGGCAAGCTCAATCCGACGGCAGGGCCGTGACTTCGACCCGGGTGTGTTCCGAACCGGGGTGCCCCCAGGTATCGAGGGCTACCCGGTGTTCTCGTCATCGTCGGCCGTCGGCTTGGCGGCGGGGGTACGACGCTGAATGGCAGGAGATCCGGGGGGCGTATCTGGCGGCGCATTCTCTGTGTGAACGCTGCGGCGCTGCAGCGACGGATGTGGATCACATCGATGGGGCGGGGCCACATGGGGACAACTCTTGGTCGAACCTTCAAGCTCTCTGTCGGTCGTGTCATTCGTCGAAGACGGTGACGGCGGACGGAGGGTTCGTCGGCCGGGGGCGGGGGGGCCGGTCCGCGACGTAAGACTCGGGGGCCTCCCAGGACCGTCGGCCCCTTCTCGGTTTCTGTACGAGTCTGACAGTCTGGGAGATTTCCGTAATGACCCGTCATCTGATCTGCGATGGCGGGTAGAGGCCCGGCTCCCAAGGACCCGTCGGCTCGTCGACGCCGGAATCAGCCGACTCGCGGGGAGTGGACGGTTCTCGACCGGGATCCCCCGTCGAAGCGGCCGCCGGTGCCCAGGCCGTACCCGAAAGGCGGGTACTCGGCGCAGGCGAAGGCTGCATGGGAGAACTGGTGGTCGTCGCCGATGGCGGCGTATTGGGATGCGTCTGACCTTGACACGGTGGAGCTGCTGCTCCGGATGGTGGACAGGGCGGTGGACGACCCGGCCGCTGCGTTGACGACCCAGATCCGCCTCTACAAGGACACGCTGGGTTTGACTCCGAAGGGTCGCCGGGATCTCCGGTGGTTGCTTCCCGGTGAGGCACTTCCGGATCTTGCTGTCATCGACGGCGGGAAGGCACCCGAGTCGAATGTGCGGCGGATCCGTGCCGTCGATGCCAGCTGATGCCGTGGCGGGGCCCGAACTACGAAGGTGAGTTCCCGACGCTCGGGTACACGATCGCCGAGTGGATCGAGGCGCTGTGTGTGATCCCCGACGGGGACCATGCCGGTGACCCGTTCCTGCTGTCCGACAAGCAGATCGAGTTCCTGGTCTGGTACTACCGGCTCGACCCGAAGGCCCGTCCGAGCGACAAACCGGCGCTGGCGTTCGTGTACGACCGTGGCGGGCAGCTGGTAGCACCCCAGAAGTGGGGCAAAGGCCCGTTCGCGGCGGCGGACACCGCGGCGGAAGCTGAGGGCCCGGTCGTCTTCGACGGCTGGGACTCCGCGGGGGAACCGGTGGGCCGCCCGCCGTCGACACCGTGGATCCAGGTCACCGCAGTGTCGGAGGCGCAGACCGCCAACGTGTGGCGTGCCCTGATGCCGATGATCCTCGAAGGCCCGTTGGCGAATCTGATCTCCGACGTCGGGGAGACCCGCATCAACCTCCGGGCCGGTGGCCGTATCGAACGGGTCACCGCCTCCGCCCGGTCGAGGCTCGGTCAGCGGCTCACCTTCTCCGTCCAGGACGAGGCACACGACTGGACTGTCCGTAACGGCGGCCGGAAACTCGCCGACACCCAGCGGCGCAACCTTGCCGGGATGGGCGGCCGGTGGCTCGAGACCGGCAACGCCTGGGACCCGTCGGAGAACTCGGTCGCCCAGGACACCAATGAATCAAAGGTCCCCGGTGTCTACAAGATGATGATCGACGCCGGGCCCGGGGATCTCACCAAGACCCGCGAACGGCGCCGGGTGCTCCGCAAAGGCTACGAGGGCTCCTGGTGGGTGCCGATCAGCCGCATCGAATCCGAGGTTGTGGAGCTCATCGGCCGCAACGACCTGCCGCAGGCGGAACGGTTCTTCGCCAACCGGGTCCGCCAGTCCGCCGGTTCCGCCTACGACCTCGACGCCTGGAAGAAACGCCGCGACGCTCACACCGCCCCCGAAGGCGCCCTGATCGTGCTCGGTGTCGACGGCGCCCGGTTCGGTGACGCCCTCGCCGTCGTCGCCACAGAAGTCGCCACGGGTCATCAATGGCCCATCGTCATTGTCGAAGCCCCATCAGGCGACGACGACTACGAACACGACCTCGAAGCAGTCGACGGTGCCGTCACCGAAACATTCGACCGGTTCAACGTGGCCCGCGTCTACGTCGATCCGCAGCACATTGGGAACCTGCTCGACCGTTGGCAGGGCCGCTGGGGCGACAAACGTGTCGTCGGCTGGTGGACCAACCGTCCCCGGGCCATGGCATACGCGGTGCGGGCCCATGTCACCGCGGTCACCGCCGGTGACCTCACCCACGACGCCGACCGGGACCTGACCCGGCACATCGGTCACGCTGCCCGGCATCCCGTCAACGTGTGGGACGACAACCGCCGGCAGATGTATGTCATCGCCAAGGAATCGACCGGGTCGTCCCTCAAGATCGACGGAGCGGTCGCCGCGGTCCTGTCATGGGAGGCCCGCGGTGACGTGATCGCCGCCGGGGCGCTCGAGGAGCCCGCCAAACCGTTCTTCGCCTTCACCTGAGGAGAGCAGCGCCCCATGGTCCGAGAGATTCTCCTTGCCGTGCTCACCGCCATCTCAGCCGCCGCGGTCACCATCGGTGTCCACGCCATCTACCCGCCTGCGGCATGGATCATCGGCGGTGTCCTGCTCTCCGGCTGGTCATGGCTTGTCCTGGCCGGTAGTACCCGATGAGGGTCCTCACCCGGCTCCTCAACGCCTTCTCGGAGCCTCCGTTCTGGTCGCAGCCGTCGGCGATGTTCGTCGGCCGTCTCGGTGAGAAGGAGACGATCGGCAACGACTACGAGGGTTACATCCGCGACGCCTACAAGTCCAACGGTGTCGTGTTCGCCTGCATCCTCGCCCGGCTCCTTGTCTTCTCCGAAGCCCGGTTCATCTGGCAGCAGATGCGTGACGGCCGTCCCGGCGAGCTGTTCGGCAATCCGGAGCTTGCGGTCCTCGAGAAGCCGTGGACGAACGGCACGACCGGTGAGCTCCTCGCCCACATGGAACAGGCGGCGTCGCTGGCCGGGAACTACTACGGGGCGCTGATCGAAGTGGACGGCCGGACCCGGATCCGGAACCTCCGGCCGGATTGGGTCACGATCATCAGCGGCTCGAAGTCCGACAACCCGTACGCCATCGACGCCGAACCGATCGGCTACGTGTACCGGCCGCCCCGCGGGGAACCGGAGATCCTCACTCCTGAGCAGGTGATCCACTACTCGCCGATCCCCGATCCGGATGCGCAGTGGCGGGGCATGTCGTGGCTCACCCCGGTGCTCCGGGAGATCAAAGCCGACACCGCGGCGACACGGCACAAGCTGCGGTTCTTCGAGAACGGCGCCGTGCCGGGGCTGATCCTCAAGTACGACGCGGCGGTGGACCGGAAGCTGGTCGAGGAACACATTGCGCTGTTCCGGGAGCAGTACGAGGGTGCCGCCAACGCCTACAAGACGCTGCATGTCGGCGGCGGTGCCGACCCGACCGTTGTCGGCGCCAACCTGCGGCAACTCGATTTCAAGGCGACGCAGGGTGCCGGGGAGACCCGCATCGCCGCCGCCGCCGGTGTCCATCCCGTCATCGTCGGTCTCTCCGAAGGGATGATGGGTTCCAGTCTCAACGCCGGGAACTTCGCTGCGGCGCGCCGCCGGTTCGCCGACGGGACCCTCAGGCCGTTGTGGCGGATCGCTTCGGCTTCGGCGCAGTCGATCCTCACCGTCCCGGCGTCGACGCGGCTCTGGTACGACGACCGTGACATCCCGTTCCTCCGCCAGGACGCCAAGGAGGAAGCGGATATCGATCAGATCCACGCTTCGACCATCAGCCGGCTCGTCGAAGCGGGGTTCACCCCCGAGTCGGCGATCGCCGCGGTGACGTCAGGTGATTTCCGGCGTCTCGAGCACACCGGCCTGTTCTCAGTCCAACTCCAAGCACCAGGAGCTTCCGAATGATCGACCGTAAGAAGATCCTTGACCGTCTGCCCCGCGCTGCGGGCAGCTGGTATGCGATCACCAACAAGGCCGGCGACGGCGGCCCGGCGCAGATCCGCATCTACGAAGAGATCGGGTTCTGGGGCATCACCGAAGAGGACTTCGCCCGGGAACTCGACGAGGTCACCGCTGACGAGATCGAAGTCCAGATCTCCTCGCCCGGCGGTGACGTGTGGGCCGGTATCGCCATCTACAACGCGTTGCGGGCGCATCCCGCCCGGGTCACCACCCGGGTCGATTCGCTTGCCGCCTCCGCGGCGTCGCTGATCGTCCAGGCCGGTGACCGTCGTGTGATTCTCTCCGCCGGTCAGCTGATGATCCACAACGTGTGGGGCATCGTCATCGGCGACGCCGACGACATGCGGGGCATGGCCGACCTCCTCGAGAAACAGAACACGGTCGTCGCATCGATCTACGCCGAGCACACCGACACTGCCGCCGAGGAGTGGCTCGAGCTGATGGCCACGGAGACCTGGTACACGGCTGAGGAAGCCGTCGACGCCGGTCTCGCCGACGAGGTCGTCAAACCGGCCAAGCAGTCCAAGAAGAACCGCGGCCCCGACTCGCCGCATGACACCAGATTTCAGGAGCAGGCCGCTTCGGTCGTCACCGAAGTCGAGCAGCTCGTCGCCCGCGCCGAGGAGGTCATCGCCTTCCGCCGCGAGCAGGGCAAACCGCCCCTGTCGGACGACTCCGTTGAGACGTTCGACCGGTTGGAGGCAGCCCACCGCCGCCTGGCAGACGCCGTCGCGTCCGACCCGGCATCCACACCGCCCACCAGCGACGCCGAGAGGGAGTTCCTCCGCTTCGTCGCCAGCACCACAGGAGACTGATCATCATGGCATTCGCCAAGCTCAAGGAAGCTCGGGAGGCCCTCGACGCGAAGCGCGACGAACTCAAGCGCGTCTTCGACGAGGCCGGCCCCGAGCGTGACATGGACCAGGTCACCGTCATCCCCGGTGACTCCAACGCCAAGGTCGACTGGATCCGCGCCCGTAACGACGAGATCACCGACCTGCACGCCGAAGTGAAGCGTCTCGAGGAGATCGAAGTCGGCGCGACCAACGCCGGCGCTGCCCGTGAAGCGGGAGCCGAGAACGGCGAACCGTCAGAGACACCCGATTCAGCGAAGTCGCTGGGCCAGCGCCTCGTCGAGTCCGCGGCGTTCAAGGGCTTCCAGGGAGGCACCGGACCCAAGTCCGAGATCAAGATCCCGAGCCTCCGGAACACGCTGTTCGAGACGTCCGCAGGCTGGTCGCCCGAGTCGACCCGCACGGACGTCGTGAGCCTGTTCCCGACCCGTCCGGCTCCGGATGTCGTGGACTTCATCCCGACGCTCCCGACCGGTCAGTCGGCGATCAAGTTCATGCGGGAGACGCTCTTCACCAACAACGCTGTGGAGAAGGCCGAGGGCGCAGCGTACGGCGAAGCGGCGCTGACCCTCACCGAGGTGTCGTTGCCCGTGGAGAAGATCCCGGTCTTCCTGGCCGTCACCGACGAGCAGCTCGAAGACGTCGAGGGTGTCGCCGCGTACATCGACCAGAGGCTCGTGTTCATGATCCGTCAGCGCCTCGACGCCCAGGTCCTCGTCGGTGACGGGGCCACCCCGAACCTCGAGGGGACACTCAACGTGTCGTCCATCAACACGCAGGCGAAGGGCGCAGACACGGTCCTCGACGCCCTCTACAAGGGCATCGACCTGGTGCGCACCACCGGTTTCACGGAACCCGGCGTGGTCTTCATGACCCCGACCGATTTCCAGCCGGTGAGGATCGACAAGACGACGGACGGCATCTACATCTGGGGCCACCCGTCGATGCCAGGTCCGTTCACGATGTGGGGCGTCCCGCTCAAGCTGACCACCGCGGTCACCGCGAACACTGCGGTCCTCGGTGATTACGCCAACTTCTCGAACCTGTACATCAGGAGGGGAGTCGACGTCCAGATCAGCAACAGCCACGACGACTACTTCGTGAATGGCAAGCAGGCCATCCGTGCTGACCTTCGGGTCGCCATGGTGCATTACCGGCCCTCGGCGTTCTGCGAGGTCACCGGCATCTGAGCCCGGACGTGAACCTTCCCCCCAGGGGATCATCCCCTGGGGGGAAGCCGTTCGGCATACCCCCGCCATTCAACGCGGGAAGGAGACACACAACCATGCCAGTCAACAATCGTGTCCTGTTCGGGGCACGCACCCGCACCTCTCAGGTCTACTACGTGGATCCCTCCGTCGCGGGTGCCCTTCAAGCCGCCATCGACGCATCCGTCGCCGACAACGGCGACATCATCGTCATGGGCCCGGGTACGCATTCGGTGACTGAGACGGTCGCGTTCAACAAGCAGGGCATCACGCTCGTCGCCGCCGAGTGGGGCGCCGCCGAGATGCTTGCCGGCGAAGAGTTCACGATCGCTGCCGACGCGTCATACACGGACGGGCCCGTCGCTACGATCACCAAGCCGTGCCGGATCATCGGCATCGGCTTCGCGGGCAGGAGCCTCAGCGACGAGTCGCTGTTGATCGACTGTGAGGAAGCCGGCGGATTCTCCGGCGGCTGGATCAGCCTCGAGCACTGCCGGTTCTCATGCTGGTACGGAGCTATCGCAGCCGGTGTCCGTCAGATCGGCGGCTCAGGGAACCACTTCCTCGGCTGCACGTTCGATGGGCTGTTCGGCGGGTTCGGCACCGCGGGCATCATCTTCCAGAACGACACCGGTGGCTTCGCCCCGGCGTACACCCTGGTCGAAGGATGCCGATTCGAGGGGCTGGGCGCCAGCCAGCATGCCATTGTGCATGCCGTCGGGTCCGTTCCCGTCGGTGTCGTGTACAAGAGCAACTACCTCGACGCCGGATTCGAAGGCGACCCCGGGAAGTTCCTCGACAACAACAACGTCGTCTCGACAGGGCTCGTCGCTGACAACTGGGTCGCGCCCCTGGCGAACAAGGCGGCCGCGTTCGAGAACCTCACAAACTCGTCCCTCGGGTTCGCCGACAACCACTACGAGGAGGCCTGATGGCTGTAAAGCTCATCGCCACCAGCCGGCTGTATGAGACCGCCGACGGGGGCATCGTCCCCGCCGGCGATCCCAAAGCACGTCGCCTCTACCGCGGCGTCGGCCGGGCCGTGCCCGCCGACATCGTCGAGGCTCACGGCCTCGCCGGCTACGTCACCGAGGAGAACTCCGCTCAGGGCGACGCAAGCGGACTGATCATCCAGCCCGCGGAGGCGGTCCAGCCCGCGGAGGCGGTCCAGCCCGCGGAGGCGGTCCAGCCCGCGGAGGCGGTCCAGCCCGCGGAGGCGGTCCAGCCCGCGGAGGCGGTCCAGCCCGCGGCTCGCAAGCGCAAGCGGAAGGGATCGAGCTAAGTCCTTGGTCTCCGCACAACCGTCCCTGAACGGGCATCCGTATACGCAGCGGATCAGGGTGAGCCCTGCCCGGGAAGCCGAGTTCTTGGCCGCCTTCGGTGGGGAGATGCGATGCCATCTCCGCGACGGGTCACGCATCGTCGCCGTGCTTCCGATCCGGTTCGACGATCAGGGGAATCCCAGTGACATCACCTGGACGCCCAGCCATGCCGAACGGGTCGACAACCTGCTGTTCGTATACGAGGGACGCCCGTTCATGTACCGGACGGGCGAGATCGTCTGCCGGGCCGGCCAGACCCTGCATCTCGCGCTCCACCACCTACGGCTCGTCGACCGGTTCGGTAACGACCGTCTGAAAGGACCCTGATGGCCAACCAACTGATAAACATCGCCCGCGGCAAGATCGCCTACTACTGCGGTCTTCCCGCCGCCTCCGACGCGGTCGTCATCGTGATCCTCGAAGCCAACGAGGCTGATGACACGCTCAACAACTACGACGACCTGTCCGCGCTCCTCGGCGCCGCGGGCAACACGGAGGCCACGTCGACCGGGTATTCCCGCAAGTCGCTGACCTCCGGGGTCACCCCGTCCGTCGACGACTCCGCCAACACCGCCAAGGTGGTGATCGCCGATCAGACGTTCTCGGCGATCAGTCAGGCCGGGTCCGAGGTGTGGACCAAGCTGCTGGTCTGCTACGACGACGACACCGGTGCCGGCACCGACGCCAACATCATTCCGCTCACCCACCATGACTTCTCCGTCACACCCAACGGCGGGGACATCGTCGCCGACTTCGACGACACCAACGGGTTCTGGGGTAGTTCCTGACCTGTGACGGTGGGCTCAGAACCGGTGAGCACTGCTGTGTCATCGAAGGTGTCGTCTGCCCGTACCTCGAGGAAGGGACGGTACCCGGCCGCCGGTTCGCTTGCGGGCTGAGACGGCAACTCGGCTCCTGGGAAGCCGTCCAGGCCGATCCCCGCTACCAGGCGTCGGCGGCGGCCCGGTTCTACGAACAGCGATGGCCCGACCAGGGGGTTCACTGCGGGTCATGGCCACTCCCCGAGCTGATGAGACGGGGCGTCGGGCTGTGCTGCTACCAGGGAGCGAACGATGGCAATCTGGGTTCGTAGCCTCACCGGCACCCCACCCTCAGCCACGGACGCCAACCTGATCGGCACCGTCGAGCTGGACAACGGCACCGCGCCGCCGGACTTCGACCCGGACGGTGTCGACTCCGTCGACATGTCGATGACCATCGAGGTGACCGCCGGGTCGTTCTCCGATGACTCCCATACGGTGCCGCATGCGATCGACCTGACCCTCAACGGGGCAGGCAGCGTCCTCGCCTCGATCGACGACACCAACGACACCCTCAACTCTGGGACACCATCCGCCTCCGGATCCGGCACCGATTCGACGATCCCCACCGGATTCACCACAGCGCAGTGGGAAGGCGCCGAACTCAACCCGGCGTCCGCCTGGTCGACCTACAACCAGACCAAGGGCAAAGACGGGGTGACCGTCGCGGTGACCGCGGCGTCGATCACCATCACCTACACGCCTGGCGCACCGGCAGGCCAGACGATCAGCGTCGGGAAGGCCACAGAAACCGAAGCCGCCCAGACCGTGTCGGCGGCACCGGGCCCGGTGTCGGTCACGGTCGGTGAGGCCACCGAATCGGAAGCCGCAGTCACGGTCACCGCCGCACCCGGCACGGCCACAGTCACTGTCACCGCCGCATCCGAGTCGGAGACTGCCCGACCCGTCGACCCGGCACCCGGAACGGTCACGATCGCCGTCACCGCCGCATCCGAAACGGAGATAGCTCGGACTGTTGACCCGTCGGTGGCAGGCAGCCAGAACGTTCCCGTCGCCGCCGCCGCCGAGACCGAGACAGCCTGGACCGTCGGGTTCACCGCCAGCATCAGCATCATCCCTGTCGCCGTTGCAGAGTCGGAGACGGCCCGGACCGTCACCCCGACGCCTGGAACGGTCAGCGTCACCGTTGGTGCCGCGGCGGAAACCGAGACGCCGGTCACGGTGGGTACAGCACCCGGAGCAGTGACGGTCAACGTCACGGCCACCACCGAGACCGAGACGGCCGGGACCGTCGACCCGTCGGTGGCAGGCAGCCAGAACATCACCGTCACCGGCGTATCAGAAACCGAAGGCGCCCAGCCGGTACCGGCAGCACCGGGCCCGGTGCCGATCTCGGTCGGTGCGGCCACCGAATCGGAGACGGCCCGGACGGTCGGCGTGTCACCCGGCACTGTCAGCATCACCGTCGGTACCGCGGCGGAAACCGAGACCGCGGTCCTGATTGGGACCGGCACGGTCGCTGGGACCCGGGTGATCGAGGGTGGGCTCCTCGTCGTCGGGGTGGTGGACGGGGCCATGAGGGTCAGCGTCGAGGAAGGGAACTTGACCTAGTGGCGTTCACCACGGTCCTCAAGAACACGGGGCCCATCACCCTCACGAAGATCTGGTATGAGGACGGTGCTCAGGTCGACGGCGGCGACGTGAACGTTGTCATCGTCGACGCGTCCGGTGATGTCGTGCAGGCTTCGACGTCGGCGACGAAGACCGGGTCCGAGTCGTCCACCTCCTACACGTATTCGCTGGCCATCCAGACGACAGTGAACCGGTTGACGGTGACCTGGACCCGGGTAGACACCGGCGCGGTGCTCACCGACACGGTTGAGGTGGTTGGCGACCGGCTGTTCAGCCTCACCGACGCCCGGGCCTTCGACGGCGGGGCACTCGCCAGCACCAGCCTGTACACGAACGCGACGATCCTCCAGGCCCGCGACGAGATCACCGACCTCCTCGAGGACTGGACCGGGGTCTCATGGATCCGTCGTCACGCCCGCTACGACCTGCCCGGCTCCGGCACGTCGAAGCTGCGGCTCCGGGACTTCTTCCCCACCCAGGTGATCGCCGCGTCTATCGACGGCACCGCGCAGACCGTAGGCGACATCGTCATCGCCGGTCACGGCCCGTTCCTGCTCCACACCACTTCCACCTGGTCGGCTCCGACGGCGACGGATCCTCTCAACGTCACCGTCGAATACGAGTACGGCCGGCAGGACGCCCCCGACGGGGTGAACCGGGTCGGCCTGCTGCTGCTCCGTGACCGGCTTGTCCCCTCGGCGATCCCCGACGCGGCGATCAGTTTCCAGGACGAAGGCGGCGCCTACCAGATGGTCCGTGAAGGCGGCCCCATGCGGAACATCACCCGGATCCCTGAGGTGAACGCCTGGCTCACCGCGCACACGATCCCGAGGGTCCACTGATGGCAGCCTCGTCCCGGATCGGTGAGCTGCGCAGCAACCTTCAGACCCAGCTCGAAGCCCGTGCCGGGCTCACCGGGGTGACTGTCACCCGGTACCGGCCGGCCCCCGACGACCGTGACGCCGCGGAGCACATCTGGTTCGATCAGGTCGACGCCGACATGGAACGGGCCGCCCCCGGCAGCCGCTTCGACACCGTCGATCTGACGGTCATGATCGAAGTCCGGAAACCCGGAGGTGACGAAGCCGCCACCGCCTCCGCCGAATCCCGGGCCCTGGCCCTGTTCGCTGAGCTCGAAGCCCAGGTGTACGACGACCCGACCATCGACGGGGCGGCGCTCACCACCAACATCATCCGATACGCCCTCAGTTACGACCCTGAACCCGGCAACCAGGTCTGCAGCCTAGAAGCCATCCTCAGGTTCGAGACCCAACTGGAGAACGCATGAAGCACCGCAACACCGGCATCACCGACCTGCTGCTCCCCTCCGGCCGTCGGGTCAGCCCCGGCGACACATTCAACGCCGCCCCGGTGCCTGACCGTCTGCTCCATGCCTGGCGGTCAGCCGGCAGCGTCAAACCCGTCTCGGCGAAGAAGAAGCCGGAGGATGACTGATGGCCACCACTGTCCTCAACGACGTCAAGCTGTGGCGTGGCGGCTACGACCTCTCCGGCAAATCGAACCAGCTCCGCGCGGCGTTCACCACTGAGGTCCTCCCCGACACCGGGTTCGGTAACGGCGGCGCGCGTGCGTTCGCTCCCGGGCTCAACGGTGCCATGCTCGACCACGCCGGGATGGTCGACCTCGGCGCCGGGTCCTACGAGGACATCCTGTGGGCCGAGCAAGGAACCGCCGACTTCCCGATGACCGTCGCCGTCCCTGGCGCGGCTGGGGACAGGGCGTACCTGTATCGGGGGATCCCGTCACAGTTGACGCTGGGCGGCACGGTCGGTGAGTCGTACGCGTTCGGTGTCCAGGCTCAGGGCACCGGTTCGGTCGCCCGTGGCCTGGTTCTCGAGGATGGCGGCACTGCCCGGACGGCGACTTTCAACGGATCCGCTTTCCAGCTCGACGCTGGGCCCGCCGCCGGTGAGTTCCTGTACGCGGTGCTGCATGTCCTCTCCGCCTCCGCCGGTGACACCCTCGACGTTGTCGTCGAATCGGATGACAACTCGGGGATGACGTCGGCGACGACCCGGATCACGTTCACGCAGGCTACCGCCATCGGTTCGGAGTGGATGAGCCTCGCCGGCGCGGTCACCGACGACTGGTATCGGATTGCCGTGACCATAGGCGGCTCCGACCCGTCGTTCGAGTTCGTGGTCGCCGTAGGTATCGGCCGCTGACGTAGGAAGCGTTCTGGCGGCTCTCACCGCCGTCTAGTTGTGCCGTCCCTGCCGGGGTCGGCGCTGCCCAACCCCCCCATCGGAGGAATCTGACCCATGGCCACCACCGTCCTCAACGACTGGTATGTGCTGCTGAACTCGGTGGACCTCTCCGCCTTTGTGCGGAACGTGTCCCCGAGCCTGCAGCAGGAACAAGGCGACGACACTGCCGGTTCGGCGGTCACCGCCCGTGAGTTCGTCCCGACGATCAAGAACGGCACGATCTCGATCACCTTCAACCTCGAGCTCGGCGCCGGCGCAGTCGAAGCGACCCTGTGGGCGATCTACAACGGTGCCGCGGCGGTGCCGCTGCATTACGCCGCCGTCGGGTCCACTCCCGGTGCGGCGAACCCGGTGTACCAGCAGAACGTGATCCTCACGTCGTTCCCACCGTTCGAAGGCGACGTCGGCACCAAGGGTGAAGTCACTGCCCAGTTCCAGATCACCGGCGCGATCACCCGCGACATCACCCCATAAGGTGAAAGTCAAGATCGAGGGTCTCAAGGAGTTCAACCGAACGCTGCGGAAGGTGAACTCGGATCTCCCGAAGATCACCACCCGGGCGCACCGCGAGTTCGCTACGGAGGTCCGTGACGCTGCCCGGTCCAACGCCCGTGCCCTCCCCGGCAAAACGAAGTTCGCTGGTCTGATCCGGCATTCGGCCGGCCAGAACTTCGGTGCCGTCAAACTCAAGGCGTCGCATCCCGCCGCCGCCGGCTGGGTGTTCGGGTCGCTGCGGTTCCGCCGGTTCCGTCGCTGGGTCGGCCTGCAGTCCGCGGTGGACGGGTACGGCGACTTTGGGCCTGCCGCCTACGCGGTGGGTCCGGCGATCACCCGGGAAGCCCCGAGGGTCCTCGACCAGTACCACCGGCGGGTCCAGCAGGCGTTCCGGCAGGCGTTCCCGGGGGGATCATGACCACACCGCAGGAGCATCCCCTCTACTACGACCTGCCGTTGCGTCGGGCCGCGCTGTGGACCGACGACGGCGGTGTCGACTGGATCGAACTGCTCCCTGTCGTCCTGGCCGCGTTTCCGCAGGTCACTCCGGATGCGTACTGGAACCTGACTGTCGCCGAAGCGTTGGCACTCAAGATCCATGTCGACGGCTCACCGGAACTGCTCGCAGCGTTGAAGGGGTTGAGGGAGCAGGCCGATGCCGCTCCGTAGAGACCTCCTCGCCCGGTTCCTCGGCGACAACAAGGATCTCCGTCAGAAGATGGGTCAGGTCGCCCAGGACACCCAGTCGCTCGACAAGCGGGTAGGCAACTTCGGCTCCGCGGCCCGGAAGGCGTTCGGGATCGTCGGTGTCGCTGCCGCCGCGCATTTCGGGCGGCAGCTCTTCAACGTCGGTGTCGAAGCCGCCGCCTTCGAACGCCGCTTCGACACCGTCTTCGGGTCAGCTGGTTCCGGGCTCGCCTCAAAGCTCGACGGCATGAACGAACGGTTCGGGGTCTCCGAGACCCGGATGAAAGGCCTCGCCGCCGCAGCCGGTGACCTGCTCGTCCCCATGGGATTCACCCGTGCCGCCGCCGGCGACATGTCCATCGAGATCCTCAACACCGCCAACGCCCTCTCCGAATGGACCGGCGGTCAACGGTCCGCCGCTGAGGTCGCCGACATCATCTCCAAGGCGATCCTTGGGGAACGTGAAGCCCTCAAAGGGCTCGGCGTGTCGATCCTCGAAGCCGACGTCAACGCCCGGGTCGCCGCCAACGGGATGGTCGGGCTCACCGGCCAGGCGCGGGAACAGGCCCGTGCGCAGGCCACCCTCGAAATCATCACCGCCAAATCGGCGGACGCGCTTATCGCCTACGCGGAGGGCGGCACCGACGCCGAACGGGCCTCCAAAGCCGCTGCAGCCGCCATCGATGAACTCAAAGTCACCGCAGGGGAACTCGTGGTCCAGGCCGCCCCCCTCGTCCAGGTCCTCGCCGATCTCCTCGGCGCGTTGGACAGCATCCCCGGCGGATCCGCCGCCGCCCTCGGAGGCCTCCTCGGATTCGCCGTCGCCGGTCCCCTCGGAGCCGCCGTCGGCGGTGCTCTGGCGTTCGTCTCCAGCATGAAAACCGTCGCCGATCAGCTCAAAGAGATAGAAGTCGGTTTCGCCGCCGCCCGGATCGACGCCAACGATTACGGTATCGACCTGGAGAATCTCACTGTCGGCAGCCTATCCGAGGCGGCCGAAGGTTTTGAGCGTCTCGAACGGCAGCTCGCCGCCACACACCAGGAGCTTATCGACTCCGGTGAAGGTGTCGAACGGGCCCGCCGGGCCTGGGACCGGTTCCTGAATCCGCTCCGTGCTGTCGCGGCCGCGGAAGAGGACGTCAACGTCCGTCTCGCACGGATGTCGCAGGCACATGAGGACTCATCGTCCCGGATTCTCACCGCGGCGGGGATCACCCAGGAAGGTCTCCGCGAAACCTACCTTCGGATCTCCGGTGACATCGAAGGCGCCATCAGCAGCCACGCTGCAGCCGCCGCGGACATTCTCAGCATCTGGGCCGGTGTCCCCGAAGGGATCGACGACGTCGACATCGAAGGCGCCCTCGCCTCCGCGCTCGAAGTCGCTCAACTCCAACAGACCTTCGCGGCGGACATGCAGACCCTCACCGTCGCCGGGTTCGGTGCCCTCGTCGACGAAATCAACCGCAACCCGAACAAGGCTCAAGCGGTCCGGCTCATGGACCATTTCGCCAACGACCTCGGCGCGGCGCTCACTTTCTCTGAGCAGGCTGGGATCAGTCTCGACGAATGGGTCACCGCAATGGAACGGTCGCTGGCGCAGCGGGACAAGTTCCGGGGCATCAACGACACCATGTACCAGCAGGGTGTGACTGCCGGGGAGTCATGGCTTGCCGGGGCCCGTCAAGGCGCATCCGGGCCCCTCGGGTTCCCTACCGGTGATCCCACCGACGGGCAGCGTCGACGGACTCAGCGGTCCGGGAGCGCCCTCCTCGAATGATGAGCCTAGAAGCCTGGGAATCCATGGTGTACGGTGGTTGGTATGACGCGATGGGCCTGGCCGGTTCTGTTCGTGGCTCTGCTTTCCGCCGGTTGTGTGAGGCTCATTGACATGGCCATGCCGACCGTCACTCTTGAGATCGCACCGGGGGACACCTGGAACGAGGCGTCGCCGACATGGGTGGACATCACCGCCGATCTTCGTGAGGGTTGGACTCTCAGTATCGGTCGGGATATTGCTGATCCCCGGGCCCGGCCGTCCACGTTGACTCTCACTCTGGATAACTCGTCGCGGGATTACGACCCGGAGAACGCCGCCGGCCCCTACTTCGGGGATCTGGTGCCGTTGATGCTGATCCGGCTCCGTGCGGAACACAACTCGGTCACTTATGACAGGTTCTACGGTCATGTGCTCGCCTGGCCGAACACGGTCCTCGACCATGGCAAAGCCGTCGTCAACCTCATCGCCTACGACGGCCTCACCCAACTCCAACGACTCAAACTGCGGTCCGTGTGGGAGCAGGAGGTCCGGGCCGATTCACCGCGGGCCTGGTACCGGTTCTCCGAACGTGCCGGAGCAACGACGGTGGCCGACTCGTCAGGGAACGGGTATCACGCCGCGGCTTCCGGTGATTTGACTTTCGGTGTGTCCGGCACGGTTGTCGGCGCCGACGACCGTGCTGTCAATTTCGGTGGCACCGACTCGCAGGTCGACCCTCCACAGACGGCGCGGCTCACCGGATCGTCATGGACGGTGGAGGCGGTCTTCCGGACGACGTCGACGACTGATGACGGATTGGACTTCTTCGTCCAAATGGCCCCGTCGACGGCGGGGGTGATCGAAGCCCCCTACCTCACGCTTGTGGTCGCCGCCTTGTCCTTCAAGCTCGGATGCCAATACGCCGACGGTTCTGTCGCCGACCTCCTCCTTTCCGCAGCAGCGGTCAACGACGGAGAATGGCATCACGCGATGGCCCGCAGCGACGGGTCCACGATCCGGCTCTACCTCGACGGGGTCCTTGAGGATTCCGGCACGGCGATGACCCTCCCCGACCATGCATACGATCTGTATGTGGGTTATAACCCGCGGCTCAGCCGATGGGATGAAGGCGACCTCTCCGAAGTCATCTGGTATGACACGGATCTTGGGGCGACCAGGGTCACCGACCATTACGACGCCGGGACCGCGCCGTGGGCGTCGCAGCTGACCTCGGAACGGATCAACGCTGTGTTGGATGAGGTTGATTGGCCGTCTGGTCTCCGTGATATCGATACCGGGCTGTCGACGATGGGGCCTTTCCTCGACGCCGGTGTGTCGGCGCTTGATGCGATCCTCCAGGCGGTTGAGACGGAGGACGGACAGCTGTGGGTCGACGGGGCGGGGAATCTGGTGTTCCGGAACCGGCATGCCCGGTCGACGTCGACGATCGATGACACCTATTCGGATGACGGCGCCGATGTGAAGATCTTCGACCATGAGTGGACCCGTGACGATTTGGAGCTGTTCACCGTGGCTCAGGTCGTCGACGTCGACGGAAACGTCACTGAAGTCACCGCGGCGTCGGAACCGACGTATGGGCCGCGGGTGATCTCCCGGTCGACGTACACCGAGTCGGAGACCGAACCTTCCGACTACGCGGATTGGCTTGCTGGCCGTTTCGGGGTATCCCGCACCCGGTTTGAACGTCTCGACGCCCGAGCGTTCCCCGACTCGGCGAACGACCGGTGGGCGGCGATGCTCTCCCGCGACCTCGGTGATCTCCTCAACGTCGAAGTGAACCCGAAAGGCGGCGGCGCAACGATCGACGACGACTGGTTCGTCGAACAGATCAGACTCACTGCCCACGCCGGGATGTATGAGATGACGATGCAGCTCTCTCCCGCCGCCGGGCAACGCATGTGGGTGCTCGGCGACTCCACCCTTTCTGTGCTCGGTTCGACGACCGTTCTCGGCTGGTAACGGCCCCCCCAAAATCCCCTTTTCGCTCCTGGAGGCGTACCTCTCGTGATACGCGACCAAAGGTCCTTAACCGGACGCGTCTTCCACCGCACCGTCGGCGACGTCGAAGCCGCCTGGGCCGCCCAGGAACAGGCGGCTGCACGTGACCGGCTGTTCGGCTGGGAAGGCCGCACCCGGTTCCTCCCAGTCGATGAGACTCTCCCCGCATACGTGTCGGACAACCGTTGGGTCGCCGACTGTCCCGCATGCAACGGCGGTATCGCCTGCTGGTCAGAGAACCCCCGGGGAGCCTGCTACGACTGCGGCCGCATCTACCGCATCCGCTTCCCCGACAACCGTGAAGCCATCGAAGCGGTCCTTGCTGCCAGGCCTGTTCAGAGACGTCACTGGCTGTTGGGAGAAACGGTGGACATGCTCAAAGCCGAGAACATCGAACACGGTCTTCCCGTCACCGTCGACCCTCAATCAGGTCCCAGGTCGGGTGCTGTGGAGCGTGGTAGCTGATGGCTTGGACAGCGCCCCGCACCTGGGTCTCCTCGGAGGTTGTCACAGCAGCGTTGATGAACACCCATATGCGGGACAACCTGCTGTGGCTGGGCCGTGTAGGGGTCGACGGATGGTCGTCGTGGACCCCCGCGATTACCGCTTCGACCGACCCGACCCTGGGGTCGGGGTCTTCCGTGTCCGGGAAGTACGCCCAGGTCGGCCGTCTCGTCGCCTACTGGGCACATGTCCAGTTCGGGACTTCCGGCACCAACGCGGGATCAGGCACATACGAGTTCTCGCTTCCGGTCAACAACAACAACACCACCGACAACGTCATCGGCGGTGGAACCATGTTCGACAGCGGCCCAAACACCCGATATGTCTGCGCGTTGGAACGGATCAACGCGGCTGAGATGCGGATGATCGAAGCAGTGTCGAAGACGACGGTGTCGTCGTCCACCCCGTTCACCCCGGCCGCCTCCGATGTGTACAAGTGGTGGGGCGTCTACGAGTCGGCGTCGTGACCGAGAACACGATCACGATCATCTCGCTCCTCGGCTCGGGGCTCCTCGCGATCACTGCCCTCTGGGTCGCGGCCCGTAAGACCGGCCCTGAAGTCGCCAGCATCGCCACCGAGACCGCCGACCGGCTGTCTCGCCGGCTACAGGAACTCGAACAGGCGATCGACCTCGAACGGGACGCCCGGCGGCAACTCGAAGCCGAACTCTCGGTAGTCAAACAGCAGCTCGCCACCGTCCGGGCCAAACTCGCCGTCTACGAAGCCGGAGTCAATCTCCTCATCACCCAGGTCGAGAACGCCGGTATGTCCGCGGCGTGGCATCCACCCGACAACTGATCTCCGCCCGGCCGAAGACGGAAGGAGCCCTAATGAGCATCATCGACGACGCGGCAGCCGTCGCGCGCCAACGCAAACCTGGGCCCATATGCCGCCTGCATCGATTCTTGGAGAGACATCCCGACGAGGCGGATGAGATCCGGCAGCTCCTCGCCTCCCCCGCCTATCAGCACATCTACAGCTCGACGATCGGCCAGCTGCTCCGCGAACGCGGCGGCGACATCACCGACGAGATGATCGCCCGGACCCGTCGTGGACTATGCGCCACCTGTGACCCCGCCCTCGCCCCCTACCGGGACGGGTCGTGAGTCTCATCGAAGACGCCGAGGCCGCCGAACAGGTAGCCGAAGCACATCAGATCGTCGACCGGCTTCAACGGCAACTCGCCCGTGAGAAACAACGCTCAGATCGTATCCTTGCGGCCGCTTACCAGGCGGTGACCGACTCGATCGCTGCTCTCAACATCAGTCCGGTCGCCAAACCGGCGACCGACCGTCGGACCCGCGGTGAAGAGACCGCGGTGTTGATGCTCGGCGACTGGCAGCTCGGCAAAGTCACTCCCTCCTACTCGTCGGAGATATGCGAAAACCGCATCACGGTCCTCCGGGAGAAAGTCGACCGGCTCGTCGAGATCCAACGCGCCGACCATCCCGTCAAACGGGTCGCCCTCTTCGTGCTCGGCGACATGATCGAAGGGGAACTGATCTTCCCCGGGCAAGCCCATCAGATCGACTCGTCGCTGTTCCGGCAGGTCACCGTCGACGGGCCCCGGATCCTCGGCGACACGGTCCGATGGGCTCTCTCCCGGTTCCAGACGGTCGACGTGTACGCGGTGCCCGGCAACCATGGCGCCATTGGTGGCCGGTCCCGCCGTGACATGCATCCCGAATCGAACGCCGACCGGATGCTGTATGAGGTGACCCGGCAGCTCACCGACCAGGAACGCCTCACCTGGCATGTCGCCGAAGACTGGTGGGCCGCCGCCGATCTCGGGGAACGTTGCCGGTTCCTGCTCCTCCACGGCAACCAGGTCCGTGGATACAACGGCATCCCCTGGTACGGATGGGCCCGCAAAGTCCTCGCATGGGGTTCCTTGTCCCGGCTGTGGCCGGAGATGGAGTTCGATCACGTCGCCGCCGGCCATTTCCACACCCCGGTGTCGATCTACTTGAACGGCCGACGGGTGTGGATCAACGCTTCCACCGAGTCACACAACCCGTATGCCCTCGAGCAGCTCGCCGCTGCCGGTGAACCCGCCCAATGGCTCCTGTTCGTCAAGCCCGGTCAGGGTGTCACCGCCGAATACCTCGTCGGCCTCAACTGACCAGGAGAGGACTGCACCTTGGATCGCCGCACAGCTGCGCTCGCCATCCGTGACGCCTTCACCGCCGCCGGGGTTGTCGTCGTCACCCACGAGGAGTGGGGTTCGATTGTCGACTGGTCCTCGAACCCTGACAGTACCCGGGAACGATTCGACCGATTCCACGTCGGTCATCACACCGGCGGCTCCGCCCTCCTCCGGGAGCTCCAAGGGCTCGTCGACCAGGGTTACGACCCGTTGACAGTCGGCAAAGACCAGATGGCCAACGTCGACCATTACCACTACTGGGTGCGGGGCTGGCGTGGCTTCGCGTACCGCGGGTCCTGTCTCCCCTGGAAGGTCGACGGCCGGCTCGTCTGGCTTGAGGGACGCTCCGCGTGGATCTCACATGGGGCGCATCTCAACGACCCGGAGAAACGGGACTGGCCGACCTACTACATGGTCGGCGCTGCCGACACCGCTTTGACGGCGGCGCAGGAGGAGTTCTGGGCCGTCGAGAACGAGGTCCTCAGCCGAGTGTTCGGCTGGACCCCAACCCGCGACAACCAGAAGAAGCACCGTGAGGTCCAGGGCATCACCACCACGCAATGCTGCGACCCGGTCTTCGGCGACTTCATCGAAGCCTATCGAGAGAGGATCTATCTGATGGACTTGATCGAAACCTACGGAGACAACCGGCATGCCACCCTGGCCGAAGCCGCCCTCAAACACTTCCCCACCGCATCGAAAGTCAATGTCGCCGCCGGCGACGCCTACGCCGATCTCGCTGCCGCCACCGTCGTCGCAGCCCGAGAAGGCGTACCCGTACTCTCCGTCAACCGCAGCGGCCCACTCCCCACCGAAACCGTCGCCGCTCTCCTCACCCTCGGAACAGAAACCATCGAACTCTTCGGCGGTCCCACCGCGGTCGACGGGCATGTCCGTGAGCAGCTCCGCGGTGTCAACTGAAACCGTATCTCGCCTACCACCCCGCCCTTTGGCCCAGCTGACCCTATCGAGAGGTGAACACAATGAACGACGTCGGTCTCGTTGAAGGCCTCGCCACGGTCGCCGGTGCTTCCATCGCTGTTGCGGCGTTGGTGGAGGTAACGAAGAGGATCCTCGACGCCTTCGGGCGTTGGAGGGGCAAGTACGGGCAGGCTCTCGCCGCCGCCTACGGAGCGGTCGGGGTCCCCGCCTACACGACCCTGATCCACGGGTATGACCCGGTGGCCTTGGTGCTGGCGATCATCGTCGGCGCAGAGGCGGGAGTGGCCGCAGGAGCCGGATACGACGTGGTATCCGATTCGATCGCCGCCAAGGAACCGGCATGAGTCTCGGACCGATCCTGATCGTCATCGGGGTGATCCTGCGCCTCGTCGGCCGATGAGTGTCGCCGTTGAATCCCGCCGGGCAGCTGATCCGAACTGCACGCTCTGCGATAAGCCGCTTGACGCGGTCACCGTCACCCCCTCCGGGCGGCGGCTCGCCTACTGGTGCCGGGACTGTGACGCCAGACCCCCCCGAACAGCGCGACCTTGACCGTCGGCTGAACCTTGATGCACCGCTCTACGATTCCCCGACAGGCTGCCTGCCCGGGGGTCGATGTGGATGCAGATTGTTCCCGGGTGCCCTCATCGCCGACCTCCTCGGCGGTTCGGAGGGCTAGACCCGACGAACTCACCCGCGCTTCTTTGGAGGCCGGGAACGCGTACGCCCCCCTGCTTCGGCGGGGGGGCGTACTGCGTCGACAGGCGGTTTACACTCGACGAACCTCCGTACGCCGCCGACGTCTTCAACGAATCAAGTGTCCTATATGTCTTGACACGGTGAAAACCTTTCTGTAGGATGGGGGGCATGAAGAACAGCACACGCCAAGCCCGCATCGACAACTACAAGAACAGCGTCCGCGCCGAGGTAGACGCCTACCTCAAAGCACAGTACGAGGCCCGCATCAAGGCTGGGACCCCCCGCATACGGACAATCGTTGTCGACATCTCCCCGGAGATGCTCGCAACGTTGAAGGGTTTCCGTGTCGTCTGACCTCGTAGACCTAAACCTGATAGGGGAGCGCCTCGGCGTTCCCCTATCCACCGTCAACAAATGGCGACACCGCGGCGTACTGCCCGCGGCTGACTACCCGCAGTTACGCAACCCCGTGTGGCGGTGGAAAACCATCCGCGGATGGGCTGTCCGAACCGGCCGGCTAACGGTGGACTAAGTCATTCAGTACTCGAGCGCGGCGGAGACCCGCCGGAGGTTCCGTTCCGTGGTGCGGGTGTAGATCATGGTGACTGAGACGTCGCGGTGGCGGGCGAAGTCGGCGACGGCGCGGAGGTCTCCGGTGTTGTCGTTGGCGGTGGCGAGCGCGGTGTGTCGGAGCCGATGGGGCCAGATCCGGTCGTCGACTCCTGCCTCCTCGGCGGCGAGGCGGATCCAGTTCCAGATGGTCTGGGGGGTGACGTGTTCCCGGCCGTAGTATCCGGGGAACACCCAGCCTGTGACTCCGGCGGCCCGGATCTCGCTGATGAGGGTGGGGTGCACGGGTAGGGTGGCGGTGATGTCGCGTTTCCCGGTGACGGTGTACCAGGTGAGGTTGTCGGCGAAGCGGTCCATGTGCGCTGCGGCGATCTCGGAGGACCGGAGCGCCAGGTACATGGCGAGAAGCACGGCGAGGCCTTCTGGATACCAGCCTACCGCCGTTTTGATCATCGCCCGGGCGTCGTCTTCGTCGAGTGCCAGGCATCTCGATCGGGGTTTCGGCGGCACCCTGATTGCCTGCAGCGGTCCGTCGACGCCGAGCATCGACCAGTAGGCCCGCAACGCGGTCCGGAGATGCCGACGGGTCGAATAGCCGGCGGCGAGACCATCGGCGTAACTGGCGAGCCCTGTCGCGGTGACATCCTCGAGCGGTCCGAGGGCCTGGTGGGCGCGTTCGACGGCGCGGACGTACAGGCGGATGGTCTTGGCGCCCAGGCCGTGGGCGGTGAGATGCTCGATGTAGTCGGCACGGTGCATCGTGCGTCGGGAACCTAGCAAAGCTTGCCAACCGTTGTGCCAGGTTCAGGCAGCGACCAGGACGTCGGGGTCGAACAACGGCTCGTTGAGATACCCCGGATTAGATGAACCGGAGACTCTAACCAGCAGCCGACCCAGATCATCCCGCTCAACGATCTCCGCGGTCCCCTCCGGCAGGTAGCCGAACAGCACACAAAGATCACCGGACGGCAGGTCAAGAGCCTCCTCGAGCTCAAGCAACCGCTCCCGGGTCGGGACGTCCTCACCTCGGAACCAGCGACCGACGGTCTTCGGAGTCACGCCCAGCGACTCCGCGATCTCGGTCTGCTTCATCCCGATGCCCGCGGCCGCTGCGCGGAGACGTACGGCTCCAGAGTGCATGAAATCGGGTGTCATGACCCGAACGCTACCCATGTGCGGTCCCGCTGTCCACAGCATTCTCCCGCACAACGTGCGCACTAGTCCTTGACAGGACCCATCCGCGTCCGGTATAACCCTTCTGACATGACTAACGCGACACCCCGGTTCCTCACCCCCGCCGAAGCAGCCGACCTCCTCCGCCTCCACATCACCACCGTCTACCGCCAAATCAGCACCGGAGACATCCCCGCAATCAAGATCGGCCGCTCACACCGGATCCCGCGGTCCGAGTTCGAGGAGAAGTTCGGACTCGAGCGAGGCGCAGCATGATCCACGCCGCTGACTGCCGCCTCAGGGACTGTTCTTGCGGGTTGCCGGCAAGACCGATGCCTCATGAGCTGCGCCGGGTCCGTGAGCTCGCTTTCGAGGCTGGTGTGCCGGTCCCGTCCGGGATCGCTACCTGGACTCGTCCGCAGGTGCGTGTGGCGATCGCCCGGCTGGCCCCGCTTGCCCGTCAGGCTCGTCTCCGGTTGCGGGGGGTGGCGGTATGACCAGCGTCGCCGTCCTGGACCTGGCTGGTGCTCAGGCGATCAACCGGTACAACTCGCGGCCGGACGAGACCCGCGGCGCCGAGGTGTTCGCGGTGGATGTGTTCGATGTCGCCGAGTCGATGGGCCTGCCGGCATCCGTGTTGATGCGGCATGTGCTCGAGGCTTTGACGGCCCGGGATCAGCGGCGAGCGAAAGCGCATCGCTCATGACCTTCCGCGAGAACAACGACCAGTCCTACGAGATGGGCCGCCGGGCAGGGCAGTCAGTCGCTCTCAAGGTCGAGGAACACTTCCGTGAGACGCTCCGGGTCGCCGCCGCAGACCCGGATGACCCCGAGCATGAAGTGGCAGCACCCGGCGATCATCTCCACGTTCCCGCTTCGGGCTACCTCCTCGACGACCGCATGCTGCTCCTCGTAGTCCCCGCGGACCACTGCGGTGATCGCCGCCTGAGCGGCCCGACGGCCGGCGACTGCGTCCGAGTCGTTCACAGGCTCTCCCCTCACCGTGGGAACGCTACATGATCCTCCCCTACCTCTTCTTCGCCGGCGGCCTGGTCTGCGCCGCGGCCACTCTTCTCGTCGTCGGCGACCTCACCGCGGTTCTCGAGTTGGGCGGCACTGCGATGATCCTGATCGTGGCCGGCTGGCTGATCATGTTCGGGCAGTTCGTCTCAGGGTTGGCAGCCCGCGGTCAGTCTCGGGGTGCCCATCTCCCCCGCCTTCCAACGTCGACGTCCGTCCGGTCCGTCGACGTTCACCCGGGCGGGGGCCCCGGCAGCATCTACCCCGACGGGGTGCCCATGCCACGTCGCCAGCGTGGCGGTGCTGCCGGGCCCACCTTTGAACGCTGGCCCTACCGGGTCGAAGATCTTGCCGCGGACCCGTGGACCGAAGAGGACGCAAGCCATCCTCAAACTTGCAACGGGCAGGGTCGCACCGAGCCCGGCCGGGTCCGCGGCAAGGCGTCCGTTGAACGTTGGCCCTATCGGATCGGAGGCGACGAATGAGGCTCGAAGGTCGACTCTTTTTGCCGTCCCTGGTGAACGGCATGCCGTCTGAACGGGATGCCGTCGATCTGATCGAGTGGTTGCTGCCAGGCTGGCACGTAACCGGCGTTGAAGGCATCGCGCAGTTCCTGATCGACGCCTCTAGCTTCGGGGAGGGACGCAAAGAGACCCGGATCCCGGCCGGCGAGTTCGAGATTCGCTTCATTGCTCACAGACCCTCTCCGGGAGCCGGGTGATGGTCCGCGTCGTCGCCGATACCACTGAGACGGCCCGTCGGGCGATCGCCGAGTTGGAGCAGGTCGGGCTCACTGTCGTCTTGGAGGGCCCCCGTTTCGCGTTGCATGCGGGGCCGTTCGATTCGATGCCGGAGCTGCTGGCGCATCTCTACGACAACGGTTGGCGTGTCGGTGCGGCTCCGTTGTGCCCGATCTGTGGTGCGGTGAGGAAGTCTTGTGAACCTGGTTCCCACGGCGACCAGGGTTCGATGGGCGGCACCCCGGGCCCTCTCGGAGCAGGGGAGGCTTCCGGGGTGTCCCCGTCGCGTCTGCGGGTGGTGCCATGAGCATGTGGGTGGGGTTGCTTTTGATGCTGGCGGTGACGGTGCTGATTCTGCTGATCGTCGCGGCAGCTCAGTATCCGGGGCCGGAGGATCCAGTGAATGAGCTCGATGGCATCCCCCCGGTCCTCCACCACGTGGCCGATGATGAGCGGGAGGCGGCGTGAACATTCCCAGCTACGGCAAGGTCCTCAACCTTGGGCATCGGAATCTCCGAGGGATCCTTGACGATCCGATCGTCGTCCAGGAGAAGTATGACGGTTCGCAGATCTCCTGGGCCTGGGATGAGCATGGGGAGCTGTGGGTCACATCGAAGGGCAAGGTCCAGGTCGGCGGGGGCGCGCAGCCGGACAAGATGTTCCTCCCCGCGATCCATCACCTACGGACAGTCCAATTTGACCAGCCCCCAGCCGGTTTCTTCTTCCGGGGTGAGACGCTCAGCTCGACGTCTCACAACATGATCGAGTACGCCCGGGCGCCCCGCGGGTTCGTCGTCCTGTTCGATGTCGAGTGCGTCGCTCACCCGGACTACTGGGCGACCCCCGATCTCGTCGCCTACGCCGACCTCCTCGGAGTCGAACCGGCCCACACCTTCGACATCGCGGACGGGCCTCAGCTAACCCTCGAGGAATGCAACCGGCTCCTCGACACCGAGTCGAGTCTCGGCGGCACCCTGATCGAGGGCTTCGTGGTCAAGAACTACCACAAGACGAACCAGCTGACCGGCCGGCCTTTCCTCGCAGGCAAATACGTCTCCGAACGATTCAAAGAGGTCCACAAGCGGTCCTGGAAGGCCCGGCATCCATCCCAGGGCGACGTCGTCGAACGGCTCCTCGCAGCCCTCAACACGGAGGCCCGCTGGGAGAAAGCCGTCCAGCATCTCGCGGAGGCGGGTGACCTCGAGCACTCCCCCCGCGACATCGGCCAACTGATCCGTGAGGTCCAAGCCGACACCATGGCCGAGGAGGCCGACTGGATCGCCGCCAAGCTTGTCGAGTGGGCCACCGACCGGATACGCCGCGGTCTTGGCCGGGGACTCCCCGAGTGGTACAAGCGGCGGCTCCTCGAGGAGGCTGTCCAATGAGCGGCTCCTCGATCATCCTCCACGGTGACGCCGCCGACCTGCGATCCCTGTTCTCGGAGCATGGGATCGATTCGCCGGTGCAATGTGTGGTGACGTCCCCTCCTTACAACACGGGGCAGCCGTACGTGGGTGTGGCCGATGACATGCCGTTGGGCCGTCATCTGGATCTGATTGGTGACTGGGCCCGGGAGATCGCGGCGGTTGTCGATCATGGCGGCCGGGTGTGGGTGAACGTCCCCCCTGCGCTTCCGATCGGCGGCGATACCCAGCGGGATGGCCGCTGGTCGCCGATGACCACCTGGTGGAAGGCTCTCCTCGCCGCCGGGCTTCGCTACCGGGACACTGTCGTCTGGTACACCAACGACGCTGATCAGGCGACCGCCTGGGGTTCGTGGATGAGTCCCTCCGCCCCGAACCTCCGAGGCCGATGGGAAGCGGTCCTGCTGTTCTTCAAGGGCACCTGGAACCGTGGCCTGTCTCATGATCTCGAATCAGATGGGGTGTCACCGCGGGAGTTCACGGAGTGGACACAGAACGTGTGGGCCATCCCCCCCGCCCGCCGTTCCGGGCATCCGTGCCCGTTCCCCGACGAACTAGCACGCCGGGCGATCCTGCTCTCCACGGTGCCGGGAGAGACGGTGCTGGACCCGTTCGCCGGGTCAGGGACAACGATCCGGGTGGCGCACCGACTCGGCCGCCACGGCATCGGTGTCGACCTCTCCGCCGCCTACGTCGACCAGTACATCGAACGGGGCGTCCAGGAGGTCCTGGCATGAGCTGGCGGTCAGACGCGGCGTGTCTCGACGCTGACCCGGAGACCTTCTTCCTCCCCGGACGGTTCGGCAGCTACAGCGACGCCCGGAAGGTCTGTTCCTCCTGCCTGGTCGCCGCTGATTGTCTGGCGGACGGCATCGATGAGCCGTTCGGGATGTGGGGCGGCATGACCCCCGATGAGCGTCGGGAACTGCGGGACAGCTCAGCGAAATGCGGCACCCGCAGCCATTACCGGGCCGGTTGCCGTGAACCGGGGTGTGTCGCCGCCAATACCGCATACGCCGCCGACACCCGACGGTCCGCCGCGCAACGCCGATCAGCCGCCCGTCAAAGTCGGCATCCTGCATCTCCCCCGCAACCTCCAAGGCGCCGCATGACCCTCCCCGTACTCCCCATCCGTCTGCGGTCCTGTGAGTCGTGTGTCGACGATGCGGGGTTGCCGTGCTGGTGGGTCGCGGAGGATCTCTGCTCGGCCTGCGCGGAGGAGATGCCGTGAAGAGGCTCACTGCTCTCACAGATGCTCAGCAGGCCGAGATGGGTCCTTGGGCACAGTTCTGGATCGATCAGGGTCTCTCGACGGAGCCCGCAGATCGGCGTGTTGTGGAGGACGGGATCCGCCGCTGCTACGAGTACGCCGATCTCGGCTGGCCTGTCAATGTGGTGTGGGTCGATTCCCCGATCGTCTTGGCTTTTGCTGCTCCCACCGCGGCGCTCGTCCTAGAAGCACTCAGGAAGCCCGTCGGCTCGGCCGTCGGCTCGGCCGTCGGCTCGGCCGTCGGCTCGGCCGTCGGCTCGGCCGTCTACTCGGCCGTCGGCTCGGCCGTCGGCTCGGCCGTCGGCTCGGCCGTCGGCTCGGCCGTCCGCTCGGCCGTCGGCTCGGCCGTCTACTCGGCCGTCGACTCGGCCGTCGGCTCGGCCGTCGGCTCGGCCGTCGACTCGGCCGTCGGCTCGGCCGTCGACTCGGCCGTCGGCTCGGCCGTCTACTCGGCCGTCTACTCGGCCGTCTGCTCGGCCGTCTACTCGGCCGTCGGCTCGGCCGTCGACTCGGCCGTCGACTCGGCCGTCGACTCGGCCG